TGCCTGTATCTTTCAATAAACCAGAAGCTGTTTCATAATATGTTTTTTCTTCTATTAATAATTTTAAGTCTGATTCTAATTGTTTCAACTGACTCGCAAGTTCTTGCAACTGTATTTCTTGCAACTGTGTTGAACCTTTTGTCTCTTTCAATTCCGCAACTGTTTTCTGTATTTTAGAAATATACTTGTTAACTTCATTGATTGTGGTATTCTTAGTTGCAATTTCAATTTGCAATTTCTGAATTGCCTTTTGTGTCTCAGAAATCCTATTCAGTTTAGCTTGCTCTTCTAACAACTTAGTCTCAAGGTCTTTTAGCCCAAGCTCGCATTGAGTTGTTTTAGTTTGCAAAGACTGTATTTGTTCTTCTTTAAACTCAGAGACAATAGATTGCCTACACGTTGGACAATCATCATTATGTTGAAAAAAACTAATGTCTTTCTGAAACTTAGAAAGGTTATTTTCAATTTGTGTTTCTAGTTTACCTAGTTTCTTGACTTTAGTTTCAGTTTCAACTTGTAGTGCCACATCGGCAGAGTAGACCTCAACTTGTACTGTGAGGTTAGCTATTTCATCATGTAAGCATTGTATAGATTGATTGCTATTAAGTATCTCAGTCTCATACTCTTTCACCTTCTCATCATTGTTTTGTTTCACTTCATCAATATGTTTTTTCTCTAAGTCATATTTCTGTTGTGTCAAATCTATATCATACTTTGTTACAGTAATAGTTTCTTTATTGATACCCATCTTTTCTCTAACAATAGAATTCATTGTAGAAAAGATTTGAATATCAAGTAAGTCTTCAATGATAGCTCTTCTATCGGAAGAAGATAACTGCATGAACGGTGTGAATGATGCAGAACCTAAAATTACAATCTGAGTGAATGATTTGTAATTTAGTTTAAGAACAAACTTCTCAAGGTATTCTTGATAGTCTCTTGCGGCTGCATCTTGATTAACAAGTTCACCATCACAATAAATCTCAAAGACATTTGGTTTAATACCACGAATGACTTTGTATGATTTATTGTTTGAATCAAATTCCACTTCAACGACACAATCTTTCTGATTGATCGAGTTGAGTAGTTGCGGTTTATTAATACTTCGAAACGCCTTACCAAACAAAGCAAAACACAATGCATCAAGCATTGTACTCTTACCCGAACCGTTTTCTCCAACAACAAGAGTATTAGAGTTATTATGTAAATTTATTTCAGTAAAATAATTTCCAGTTGAAAGAAGGTTCTTCCAACGCACATAACGAAAAATAATCATTCAGTTCTTTCAACATTCAAAGCTTCAACATAAAGTTCCCGCATAACAGTCTTTAGTTTTTCGGGTTCAACTTGAAGTGATAAATTGTCAATATACTTAGATAAGATAGTCATTGTATCTTCTGCTTGGTCAATAATATCCTGATCCATATCAATCAAATTGTCTGTGAAGTCTTCAACAATTGATATGTCTGCTGCTTGAGCTTTATATAAATTATCAAGGACAGTATCGAACAGATAAGGATTTTGTTTATTGAGTACAACAACTTTAACAAAACTATCTTTGTGTTGGTCAAAATCATATGTCTTCCAAAATTCAAAATCATTTACTGTATCATCATATGTAATCTTATAGAACATCTTATATGGATTAGGAATAAAAGTTAACTCTCTTGTGTCCGTATCAAAGATGTGAAATCCTCTTTGGTCATTATAATCAGCCCAAGTCATCTCATATTGATTACCAAGATAGAAAATAGTTCCGTCATTTGATTTGTGATGAAAATGACCAGATAATACCATATCAAACCTGTCAAACATTTTCTTATCTAGACCTTGTAGACATACATTGCCTCTGTCCATTTCAAATCCAGCAATTTCAAAATGGCCAAAAACTAAATTGGTTTCGGCATTTTTTAATAGATTCACACTTCTATCATAGTTGTCTTCACATATCCATGGCATTAAAAGAATATCAACACCAGCAAATGTTACGATCTTTGGATTCTCATAGATAAAAGGTTCATTTACTTTATCATATGTTGTGCAAAGGTTGTTTACGGCATTTACTTTATTGGTATTTTTATAGTAAGTGTCGTGGTTACCAATCAGTATGTGTGTGTCAATATTGTTTTCCCAAAATCTACGCATGAATCGATTTTGGAAATCATCTGCAATTTTATGATTGATAAATTTTCTACGATCAAGAACATCACCAAGATGTATACATGTTTTAATGTTATGTTCAGCTAAGTATGGGAAAAATATGTTATCCCAAAACTTGAAGAAGTATTCATTGAATAGTAAATTATCGCCTCTTGCGCCAAAGTGAGTGTCATTTATTAAAGATATTTTCATAGATTACAATTATATACTAAACGAAATCAAGTGTCAAGCGGATTCAGGCACATCTTCAATAAATTTTTCAAGCCCTTTTACTTTGCCTTCTTTTTTCTTCCGTTTACTTTCTTCAAAGTTATGGATGAATTCAGAAATATTATCATACATTTGGAACTGTTTCATATGGCCATCGGAATCTTCATACATCTCATACTCATCTAGGATGCCATATTGTTCTGTTGCCTTGTACTTGACATACAATTGTTTTTTCTCTTTCATAATTCTACGAAGGAAGGCAAAATATGTAATCTGTGTGAAGTAGGCAAAAGGATTACTACTCTTGGCAGGATCAAAATTGCGGAAATACATTAAACAGTTTTCAATACCATCTGAAACCATTTCATCACGGAAAGAATATGAGATGAAGTTAGGCTTGCGAGATAAGTGTTCACCAATCTTTAGAAAGCATTCACCAATATAATTTGGTATTTGTGGGTCACTCTTACCTGCAGCCTTAGCATCATCACACAACTTTTGGTAGTTGATTAGTGCGGCCAAGAAGTCTGGGTTGTTAATATAGTGTTTTGTTTTCTTTTCAGTCATAGACGATTCCAATTCATTTGTGTTATTATACTATAAAAGAAGACCAATGTCAAGCTTCATTAAGTTTACATTTGCCTACATCAGCCTACATTAACGCTTGACAACTCTGTCGAATAAGCATATCATAGCGGTGTTCCGTTTTCAGATAACTCTTTAGTTACCTTTTCCAGTAACCGTAAGACACGCTTTCGATAATCAAATCCAAGTATTGATGCCTTCATACCATCATCGTACGGTGGGTTTCTACCTTCAGAATGGTATTGATTGACAGTTAAATCAATTAGTTGGCCATTTACATCTACCACCCACCAATGCCAGATATCTTCATCATCTAGTGCTCGGTACAGTTTGATGTTCTTTGTACCAAATACTTTCTGTAGGCAACCAGAAGCAGTATGGCAATGGCCAAACATTGGGTTAGATGCATTTCGTTCAACCCACTTCTTAGGTAATAAGTCAGGTGTCAAATTCATTATAATAATGCCTGATACCAATTCTAAATTATCTTTATTATACTCCATCAAACATTACCATACTTACGATTGTTAATCATCTTGAAGCCTTTGATTAGCTCTTGAATCCCTGCATCTAGGCCATGTTGTGTTTGAAATCCAGTTGCCTCAATTTTATCATTTGATACAATGTAGTTTCTTTGGTCCGGGTCTTTACCAACTTTTGCTTCAATGAATGTGAATTTAGGAACATATTTCTTAATTGATTCACACAAATCCCATTTAGATATGTTTGCTTCAGACAGGCCTACATTATATATTTCACCTTTCATATCTTCAAAGTTATTTAGTGCATGAATAAAAGCGTTAGATACATCTCTCACATGAACATAGTTGCGTTTGAAATGGCTTTCAAATAGAACGGCACATCCATCGGTAACGGCTCGGTGTACAAAATCGTTAACGAGTAAATCAATTCTCATACGAGGTGACATGCCAAACACGGTTGCCAATCTGTAACTGATGGAGTTTAGATGATCCATCAGTTTCTTTTCTACTTCAACTTTATCTTTGGCATACAATGAAATAGGATTCAAGGCTGATTCTTCAGTACATAATGTGCCTGTACCATATGCACTATTGGTTGTTGGCATTAAAACAACTTGGTCTTTAGAAATGTAATCAAGCATCATAAAGATGGCATCTTTGTTGGTAGAAGATGCACCAATTGGATCTTTGTTACACAATGGTGCACCAACATATGCCGCCAATGGAATAATAACATCAGCTTGTTTTAAAATTGGAAATA